GTTTTTCCGGCTCCGGAACCACGATTATTGCTTGTGAACGGTTGGGACGCAAGTGCCGGGCGGTTGAAATATCGCCGGCTTACGTGGCTGTAGCAATTCAGCGCTGGGTGGATGTTACCGGCGGAAAGCCAGAGGTAGTCCAGTAATGCTGGACTAAACAGGACAATGGCTGCAACTGAAAAACGCAAACCGGGGACGTTTGTCAAAGGCGATCCGCGGATCAATCGCAATGGGCGTCCGAAATCCTTTGACGCGCTTCGAGCACTTGCGCAGGAAATTGCCCACGAGAAGGCGAAAAACTCGGACGGTAAGGTAATCGTTCATGACGGTCACGCTGTTACCGTTGCGGAAGCGATTATGCGGAAATGGGCAAGCAGCAACAATCCGCAGCTTCAAAAAGCTTTTGTCGAAATTGCATTCGGAAAGGTGCCAGATACAGTGGTATGGGATTCGGTGATTTCGATACAGGAAGAAAAGCACGACAGCCTGATCGAAGCTATCAAAGGGCTGAAAGATGGTAATTGATAGAATCAGTCCGAAACAGGGAGAAGTCCTTTCTTTCATCGTTGAACCTGAGCACATGCTGATTTGTTCTGGTAGCGTTCGAAGCGGCAAAACGCTGAGTGTAGTAATAGCATTTGTTATCTGGGCAATGGAATATTTTGATCGATCTATTTTTGCTATCTGCGGGAAAACAGTATCATCTGCAGAACGAAATGTTATCATGCCTTTTCAGACAATCGACAACCTGCCGTATTCTGTCGACTATCGACGGTCTGACAGGCTGATGAATGTCACCTGCGGGAAGAAAAGCAATCTGTTTTATATTTTCGGTGGGAAAGACGAATCATCCTATGCGCTGATTCAGGGGATCACCCTCTCCGGCGTGCTGCTGGACGAGGTGGCTTTGATGCCAAAGTCGTTTGTAGATCAAGCACTGGCAAGGACGTTGTCTGTTGAAAATGCAAAAATCTGGTTTACATGCAACCCAGAATCTCCAGAGCATTGGTTTCATACGGATTACATTTTGGGGCAGCAACCAGGGATAAAACGTCTCCATTTTCTGATGGAGGACAACCCAATCATGACACCTGAGAAAATCAAGCGGGCAGAGCAGATGTTCTCCGGCGTGTTTTACCAGCGATATGTACTCGGCTTATGGGTGCGGGCTGAAGGCGTAATATTTAGGCAGTTTGCGGATGATCCTTCACGTTGGGTGATTGATAAACTTAGCAATGACGATCTGCGAAGCATCCAATACATTACTTTTGGGATCGACTTTGGAGACGGGACAAGCCATACCATCTTCGTTGCGACAGGAATCCGACATGCTGCACGTGGTATTATTGCTTTGGACGAATATAAAATACCGAGCAAAGGCGTAAGTCCGGACAGGATCGAAGAAGAATTTGTAACTTTCGTTCAACGAGTGATGAATGAATATCCTGGTGTTCGCTTGACTTATGCTTTTTGTGATCGACCGGAAACGATAGTGAACGGGATCAGAAATGCGATTGAAAAAGCAAGAATACCGCTGAAAGTCGTCATGGCACAAAAAGAGGAGATCAATACCAGAATCTATGCACAAGAAAAGATGCTGAATTTGGGATTGATAAAGATTCTGAGCAAATGCCAAATGTTGATATTCTCCCTGAAAAATCAGGTTTGGGATGAATCAAAAAAAGGCGCAGACGTCCGGCTTGATAATAACCCAGATATTGCTGACGTAGCGGATGCATGGGAATATTCGTTTGAAGCGTTTATTGATGAGATAGGAGTACGACAATGAACCAAAAACAAGCAGTAGAAGCAATAAGCAAACTAACAGGGCGGGATATCGTTGTCTCGCCGATGTACGGCAAAATCAACGAATGGCGGGAGTGGCTGGAAGGCAACGTTAAAGGGTTCCACGAATACTATCAAAAGACGAACTTATCAAATAACCATTTCACGAAACTTAAACGGCACAAAACAAACATGCTGCTGAAAGGCTCTGAAGATTGGGCGTCGATCCTGCTGAACGAAAAGACCCAAATCATTATTGAGGATGAACCTTCGCAACGTTTTGTCATGGGTGATGACCAGATCAGCGGCGTTTTTGGTGAGAATGATTTCTGGCGTTGTGCGAATGAGAACATCGCAACGTCACGGTGGTCCGGGACAGCAGCTTTTGAGGTGTTTGTTCGGGATATGGTGGTAACGGAAGCGGACGGGCGGCTTATATCAGGCGACGGTATCGGAATCAACTACCTTTCAGCTGATCAGATTATTCCCGTAACGTATGACAACGGGATTGCGCGGGAAGTGGCGTTCATATCGGATTTGACGCGGAATGGAAAAACGTTCCAGCAAGTATCATTCCATTACCTCGAATTTGGACTGTACACGATTCTCCAGTTTACGATTGACGATAATGGCAAGGTGCTTCCGGATTCGCAGAGTACCATCAGAACGGGAAGCCCGATGCCGTGGTTCAGTCTGATTCGCAAGTCCGGCGTGAACGTCCATGACTACAATTCACCGCTTGGCGTGTCAATCATCGACGGAAACGAAGATGTTCTCCGCGGGCTGGATTACGCGTTTGACAACTTCGTCACGGACTTCAAACTGGGCAGAAAAATGGTGCTGATGAACAGATCCATGTTCGCGCAGGACGACGACGGAAGTTTAGTATCACCGCAGGAAGCAGGCGCGCAATTATTCATCAACGCTGGCGATAAGCTATTGAACGGCGAACTGTATCAAGAATACAACCCATCCCTCCGTGTTCAGGAGAACTCCGAAGCTCTTCAAAAAATGCTGGATATGTTTTCGTTCAAGATCGGATTTGGAACAAAGCACTACCAATTTCAAGGTGGAACGATCCAAACCGCAACGGAATATACCGGCGAAAAACAAGACCTTGTTCAAAACGCGGCAAAAGAAATGATCTGCGTCGAAAAAGCACTAAAAGAAGTAACCCGTGCTATTCTGTGGATCGGTCGAAACGTACTCGGCGTCGACTGCAATCCGGATGCGAAAATCACAATCATCGCAGACGACAGCTACATCATCGATCAGGACAGCGAACGCAAACGATGGCAGGAGGAGATCAAAGCGGGAATCCGGCAGCGATATGAATACCGGATGAAATTTTATGGGGAGACGGAGGAGGAAGCAAAACGAAACGTTAAACCGACGATTGCTGAACTTCTTGAAGGGAAAGCGCAGGGTGTTGTATCCGATCGGGAGCTGCGTCAATATCTTTTCCCACTTGAAAGTGATGAAGAGGCTGAGCGAGCACTTGCTGAAATAAAGGCAAACGAACCGACGACTGAACAATTATTAGGTGAGTGATGCTATCCGAAAATGCATTCGAGCAGCTACCGGCGAAAATCGAACAACGGCTGACTGCGATCAATACCGAGTATCTTGAGATGATCGGCAAGCGGATCAAGGCTATCGGCACCGTCTCCGCAACGGACATTCACCGGTTGAACCAGTTGCGAGAGTTTGGATCGGACGTCGATGTGATCATCAAAAGGCTTGCTGACGCTGCTAATAAGAACGTTGACGAAATAAATCGGATATTCGAATACGTCGCAAAAGATGGATACACTGACGCTGAGATTTTCTACAAAGCGAAGAAAGTCCCATATATCCCATATTCAAAGAATACCATTCTGAGAGATTACGTTGCTGCAATTGCAAAACAGACAACGAACTCATACAAGAATCTCTCCAATACGACAGCTATCTGTTTTAGAGTGAAAAATCTGCAGGGTGAAACTGTCTATAAAGGCTTGGCAGAAACTTATAAAGAAGTGATCGACAAAGCAATTTATGAAGCTTCGATGGGATTGACTGATTACAACTCAGCCATGAGATCGACGCTGAAAGAGCTGGCAGATAGCGGGATTCGGGTGGTAGATTACGAAAGCGGATATTCAAGACGGATGGATAGTGCAGTTCGACAAAACATCCTTGATGGTATCCGTGAAGTAAATCAGGGCGTCCAACAGAAAATAGGAAAAGAGATCAAATCGGACGGCGTAGAAATATCAGCGCATTTTAATCCAGCTCCGGATCATGCACCCTATCAAGGGAGACAATACACTCATGAAGAATTTCAACAATTGAACGATGTTCTTACCAGAAGAATTGGCACGCTGAATTGTATGC